GAGCTTAGTATCAAACCCAACGCCAACGCCAAGCATTGATGCGTCCATTAAAAAACAAAAAGGTTTTGAGCCATCCTCTTTAATTGTCTCTGTTGAAACAAAAGCACAATTATTAAGGGCTGCATAGAGTTTCTTTTCTTTAGTTATCACACTTCCCATTGCCCAAAGACCACGACCAGGTGGCAAAAACTTCATGTTAAAAATTCTATCATACATTTCTTGAGCTGATCTTTGTGCGCGCCAGGGATTCCATCCAAGTTGATGCTGTTCTATCCAATCCATCTGCATTTTGTAAGTTCCCTCTATAACTCTTTTCACTGTCTCCCACCATTTTTCATTTTTTCCGTTTGCCTTAAGACGTGAATACGTCCTCATATAAACTAACTCACCTAATCCATTGAATCCAAATGGTGGCTTTTTCCTTTTATACTTGTTTATAAATGTAGGTGATAACTTAAATTTTTGCACCATTAAAACTCTCCTTTTCGTCTAACACTTTTATTCTCAACGGTTCGCCAATATAAATAAAGGGATATACTAATTTGTTTCAAAGTCTTTATACTTCTTTGCTAATAATTTTCTTGTATACTCACTTCCATTGTCTTGCTTCTTCCGAACAGCCTGACCAGGAATAGATGAAGAATCATAAATGTCAATTTTACCTATTGATGTATTCATAGTTGTTGGATACGTCATTCCGTCTGGGCCAAATCTATTTTTAATTACATGAACACGTCCTGTATTTGCAATCTTATCTTCAATCTTTCTAGAAAGTGACATAACAAAATCAGCTGTCATTATTTTTGCATATGATTCTGCAATTTTTTCTGCACCAATTATCTCATCTTCTAATGATGACCTATTTGACTGTGATGCTGTCCAAATTGGTATCTGAAATTCTCCACTCATTCCTCTAAGATCTTCATATATGTCACCTAAAATATGACGTACAGCTGTATCATTTCTTAAGCCCATACCTCTTAATAAATCAGCGTAATCAACTAGTATAAGATCTGGTTCATGACCCATTAATTCAATTGTCTTTAGATGTGTATGTAATGTCTGAACTGTAGCAGCCCTAGTTGGGAAGTATTTTATAAGAAGTTCACCCTTACACTGTTTTGTAATTATTTCCTTAACGTGCTCTTTATTGTCCTTAATATTTGCAACAGGAACCTCAGAAAATATTGTAGCATATCTCATTCCAACGTATGCTTGATTTAGTTCTAGTGTATAGTGTACTACATTTTTTCCTGCCTTTAATGCATTAACACCAAGCGCTTGTAGAAACCAACTTTTACCTATGCCTGATGGCGCAACAACGACACCAAGTTCTCCGCCTGCAAGACCACCGTCCATAATATAGTCTACGGGTTCCCATCCAGACTCTATTGTATCCCTAGCAATATCCTCTAGAATTGAATCAAAATCTTTAAGATAATTTAAGCCAACATCTCTATGTGTACCAGCACGCATTGCATTATCAACAACACGTTTTATTTCATCATATCTTCCAGTCTGAATAAGATCAACAGATTTTATTATTGCTTCTTTTAACATTTGGTTTTTACAAAAAATTGTTGTCTCATTCTTAACAAATTCAAGATCAGGTGCTTCTATATTTTTTGTAACCTCACGTAGTTCATCAACAATAGAATCACGTAATAATTCAGAAGAAACTTCATTTATCTTTACTTTGAGTGCTGAAAGTGTTGGCGTAACCTTGTACTCGTAGTAATACTCTTTGATTTGTCTTACCAACCACTGATTCGCTTCTGTATCAAACAACTCCGGTTTGATCATATCATAGACTGTAACTGCAAAATCTTGGTCTGCAAGTAAACAAGTTATTATCTTTGTCTGAAAAGCAGATCCGTACTTTGTTAGTGCATCACTTATTGGTGGCATTTTGTAAAATCAATTCTAATTGGTTAAAACTTGTCTGAAGCCACACATCAGGATTTCTAATTGCATGCTCTATCGTATCTTCTAAAAACATTTTGTGAACTTTATATTTTACTAATCTTGTTGAGCCATCACTAACTTGCGCTTGTATAGTTAGCTTAGCATTCCCTGGAATATCAACATCTAATAACTGCATTAATTTGTAATTTCTATCTAAAACATCTTTGTGTTCAATTAACTTTGTAACACTTAAAAAATCATCAAAATTAATTATTTTAGTATCTTTCAAAAATGGGAATTTTTTTAATATTGTTTTGAGTCCTAATCCTCTAACACCAGAAATATTATCAGATCTATCTCCATCGATTATCCTATAGAATACAAAATTTTCTGCTAAAATTCCGAATTCTTCCTCAAGTCTTTTCCTATCATATAATATTTTCTTTGTTGGGGACCATATTGATATTCTATCATTGATGATTTGATAAAAATCTTTATCAGTACTCATAACAGTAATTTTAGATTCCCTGAGAATCTGATTTGAGATGTACGCTATTGTATCATCTGCTTCAATATCTTGTATGGATAAGACTGTAACCGGCAGGCAATTCAGATATTCAATTAGGCGCTTGAACTGCCTGCGCATATTCTCAGCTTCATTCTCATCTGTCAATCCTTCTACTCTATTGGGTCTCTTGAGAGGTTTCCTTCCGGCTTTGTATTCTGGATAAAGTTTCTTTCTTCTAACAGAACCTCCCTTACCATCAAAAACAATAATTGTTCTTGTTGGACCAAGAGTTCTAATTGCTAATCCAATTGTTTGTAAGAAACCAACCAAACCACCAATATGTTGACCATCGGAATTAGTAGCAGGTGATGCAGCCCACGTCCTAATAAAGTTATTTAAACCGTCAATTATTAGGACGTGGTCATTAACACTATGCTCTCCTTTTACATGATCACCAATCTGAGAGAATATCTCTTTGTATCTCTCACGCATCTTCGTTGACTACTTCGTCTGTAAATTCGACATCATCGATGCCTCTCTTATCATCATACTTCAGTATGTTAGCTTCACAGATTTTTTCATAGAGATATTCTTTGAGTCCATCTATTTCTTCTAACTTATCTTTGAAGTCCTTTGATAAGAATTTTACAGGAGTACCGTTATAGTCAACAGTATACCAAGATCCAGCAACTTGTGCTACCTTAATATTCTTAAGGACTAGCAGCCAACCACCAGCATCATCAATACCACGATCAAAATACATCTCGTAGTCTGATTGCCTTAATGGCGGTCCAATTCTGTTCTTGATAACTTTAGCACGGCATTTGTGTCCGATCACATTTGATTCTTTGTCCTTGATCATGCCCATATTTGATAATCGTATACGAGTTGAAGCGTGGAATGGCAGTGCCAAACCTCCACTAGTCGTATATGGATCACCAAACATGACACCCAATTTCTGTCTCAACTGATTCGTAAACACAAGTGTTATCTTTTGTCTACCAATCATCTGTGTAATCTTACGCATTGCCTTAGAGATTATGATTGCTTTTGATGTAGCCCATCCATCCTTTTCGTAATCAGCAGCCATCTCAACCTTAGTAGATGCACCAGCAAGACTATCAACCAGAATGGTTACATATTTTGTCTTGTCAGATTCTCTTACTTTAGTTATGATATCTTCGATTCCTTGAAATATATCTTCAACAGTTTCCATATGAAGATACAGGATATTTTTTGTATCAGCTCCAATTGCATCTAGAAATTCCTTACTAACGGAAGTCTCTGTGTCAATATAAACACCAATACCACCTTTTTTCTGTGTCTCAGCAAGAATATGTGCACCAAGCAGTGATTTTCCGGAAGCCTGAAGACCATTGATCTCCGTTATTCTTCCCACTGCTATTCCACCATTCGGTTTGTTTGATACTGCTAAGTCAAGTAAAGATGATCCTGTAGATATAAAATCTTTAATATCTGTCGGCGTATCATCTGATCCGTCTAAGAAGAATGCTACTTTTTGCCCTTTGATTTTCGAGTTTAGACTCTCGGCTAACTCGCTAGCAAGGACATCACGTCTCTCGCTCATAGCGTTCTCCTTGTTTAAGAGTTGAATAGGTCGTCAAATGCTGAGGAAACGTCCTCAGTAGCAGCTTGACTATTTGTAGCTTTTGCAGGATCAGCAACATCCTTATCATCAACATCATTTTCGGCGTTTAACCAAGCTTCAAGAGCTTTTTGTAAATCGTCGTACTCCATCTCTGAATAAATGTCTGTGATATTCTTTTGCGTATCCTTTACTACCTTCATAACTTCAGTGTTCTCAGTGAGAGGCGTCTGATTAGGTTTTACCCTAATATTCGTCATCGGGAAAGCACGTCCTGTCTCTTCGCTGGTCTTAAACTCAACGACAATATCACGACCATTTACTGGATCAGTGATGTCGCCGTAGTCTGGATCAGCCATAACAGAAAGTAATTCCTGATACACCATTTTTCCGAAGCCCCAGAATTTTACACCCTCTTTCTCCTCACCGCGAACGATGACAGGAGCGTAGGTGCGCATCTTGGCTTCGATTTTTTTACCAAGCTTATAGTCTTCTTTGTTACCAGAAGTCTTTAGCTTAGTTGCGAACTCCTCAATCGGGTCCGGACGACCAAATGAGATAGGTGACAGATAGTTCTTCTCGCCCATATCATAATGAAAGTACAACTCAATGAATGGGTTGTCTTTATTAAATTTATAGGGTACGATCCGAACTTGTGTCTTACCTGGACTTGGTTTCCAGAGATTAGTAGTTCTTGTATTTGATTGTTGTAGTTGTGATAACCTGGCTTTTATGAGATCTAAGTCCATTATCATTACTCCTTTTTTAACTGTTCATTATTCATTTAATACATTAATATATATTACGTAACATTTTCAAAAACTAATTTTTTTATTAAAAAAGGGCCCCGTTATTATAAATTAGTCATCGTTATATGGTAAAGGTCGGAGCCCTTTAAAGTTGGAAATTTTTGGGGATGTAGGACTTGCGAATACCTACAACTTCTAGCTCAGATTTGTCGAACCCTGTACCTAACACCTAAGAGTCACCTTAGTTCTCCTCAATAGTGGTTAACCATCGTTGGAGCCAGCACAACCTGTTTGCCATTGCCTTATCTCTCTGAGTTTAGATTAATTCGGCCACAAGATGGGATTTCGGTATTACCCTTACCCATAACAGGGTCAAAGAATCGCGTTCTTTTTAATTTTTCTAGAAGCACATTACGTATCGTATGTCTACAAGACCTTTGCCTACTCACAACATTCAGCAAGTGGTCAGTCACCACGACATTACGTTAGATTGCCTTATGAGCTTCAAAGGTTACCCATTATTCAGCCAATCCCGTACCGGGGTGATCTACCCGGGTACTTTTCAAAAAATCCAAATTTTCAATAAGCCGCTCTCATTAGAGCGTGATAATATATATATTAATATAATTTTTCAAAATGCAGTTTTATATAACTTTTTTAAATTTGTCCTGATCGTCTGATCAACTCTATGATCTCACCATCATGAGGAAATCTTCCCAGCTCTTTCTTACTAAATATGAGCGAATCACCAAGCGATATCTCAAATATGCCACCACCTGCTTGAATCATATTAAAATCTTCAATCTGTTCTGGATATTTGTATGATACTTCTTCCCTCAAACTGAAGGCTCTTGGCTCATAATTTCATTGCATACAGTATTCTATTGTAACCTGCATAAACTATATTATTTTAGTTCTCTCTCAGCATACGGAATAGCGTTTGGTTGCCATATATAATCGTTGCCATCTTTCCAACCAATCATCTCTC